GGTGATGCTAATGCTGGATTACCTATTAGAAATAGAGGGATTTATTTAGAGCGTGGTGACAGGGTATATGTAGGTGTTTATGCAGAAGGTCCTAATACAGCTGGATATGCTTCTGGAGTCCATGTAACTGCTCAGGGAGGATTCTTCTAATGGTTGCTCGCATACCATAAAAAATAATGGTTAGAAGAGGTAATACATTCGGGTTTGGCAGCTTTCAAGGTGCAAGTAAACCTGATGAATTTGGTGTATTGCCTATCAAGGCTGAATTTGGAGGTAGTTTACCTAACTCACTTTATAGGGTGAATAGTGCTTCTTCTTGGTCAAGATGGAGAAGAGGTTTTGAGATAGCTACAGCTTCTTACTATCAAAATACTATTGACTTTCCGTTTACTTATAAAATTCCTTTACCTCAGGGAGCATCTCCAGCTGCGGGAAATCAGCCAGCTATTCCCGGAGTATTTAAAGGCTTCCCTACCAAGAATAAAGAATTAGGTTGTCACTGGGCAGGTGTTAGAGTAGCTGGCAGCTTACGCTTCGATAATGTTTTAGACCATACAGGAGCTAGAGCTTCTATTGCCTCCGTTACAGAGGATGAGGAATTTTTCATCGTTCAGTTATCGGGAAGCTGGAGTGCAGCCAATCCTTTACCTCCTCCTTTATTCATTCCAGTAGCAAATATTCCTGAAGGTATAAAACCTACGATTGGAGAAGTTATTGAAGATCGTATTATTGAAGCAGAGGGTGTTCCTATAAATAGAGAGACAATTGATCCTAATACACAAAAACGATTTGGTTTTGTACAGGCTGTAATAGCAGATATAAATGAAAAAACGGGTGTAATTAAATTAAAGAAAAGAGGATCTATTGAAGCCACACCCGATAAAGTCTTGGTAACTCCTACAACTAAAGCACCTTCTGTAGGAAGATTTTTCATGACCGGAACCCGATATTACTGTACTTGTCAGGACTACAGCAGACGAGATTATGCGTATCTTTCGACTTTAGGTAAAAGGAAAGCAAGTAATTTTCCTAGAAGTAATGTAGCTTCTTTAAAACCTGGAAGATTTGAAGTATTAAAGATTGGTGAAAAAGTATCTAACCAAGCTATGACGGATGCCGTTACTAATAGAAGAATGGAGATTATTTCACCTAGTGCTGAATTTAACTTGCCTCCATCTATTGCTCCTACGTCTTCTACTGTTGTTGGAGCTACCAGAGATAATCCCGGTGTTTATAAAGATTTTGGTTCTGTCTATATAAGAAGTGGTTCTGATCCTTCTTTACCCGGAGCTAGATCTGATGGTATGCCATCATTTAAAGATTACAGAGCTAAAGATAATGTTATTACACAACTAACTGACTTTTGGGAACCTGTATTAGATGAAGTAAGATATTGCAAACATATTTACTCTATGAAGTTTGAGGAGGGTTTATTCCCTCCAGAGCCCTCCGATTTCCCTGTAGGTATGGAAAGTATGGCAGAGTGGGAACAGAGGCTTGTAGAGAAGACTAGAAACGAACAAGAGACCGCCGTTAGGGATCTTATGAACTATGGATTAGCTTATATGGATATACCTCCCTTTAACTGTCAATCACCTATGATGGTTACTATGATGCAGAAGCTGTTTAACATTCCAAGTAATTTTGTTTTACTGCAGAATTTTACTATGTTTGATAAGACGGGCAGAGCATACACACCATCCGTAGGAGATAAACCAGCATTATGAGTGATCCTAAATTTGGAGATGTCGTTGACACTAATTTTATCTATTCAGAAGAACAAAGAAAAGTAAGAAAATTTGGAGATAGTGAAGTATTGGTAAGTGGTCAACCAGCTACGTATCACCCTGGTGATGTTGTTCATTTACCTTATGCCAGTGGAGAAACTTCTACAATAGAAGCCATCGGACTTGCTTGGGGAGCATTTGCAAGTGGGGTTTTACCGAGTGGTTAGGATATACTAATATTAAGGCTTTTGTTTTCAAAAGCTGATTTTTTATTCTT